GATCGATTCAAAGTTCCATATACTCCAACCACCACTGTTCCAAATCATAGCTATATTTTCTTTAGGAATAGCAAATATTAAACTTTTTCTTATGTGATCGAAGGTAACACTTACCTGTCTAGGGTCGAATCTAAAAATCAGATTACCCTGATCTAGTGCGCCAAGAGAAGCATTAGATATAATACCACTATTATTAAAGAAGTTTGAAAGAGGATTACTAATATAATCAGTAAAGAGTTTTTCTATACCTTGTGATATCGTGTTGATCGCTACACCATTAGCGCTCGTATACACACCACCAGTATCGACCCACAAGGCGGATCCCTCAGCAGTAACAATTGTATTTGGACTAATGCAACCAATTTGATTAGAGACTTTCTGCAGTCTACCTGCTGAGACTACAACCCCAACAGAAGGTTGATAATAAAAGGTTTCACTCTTTGTAAAAATAAGAATCTGACCGTTTAATTCTTGTACGGCTGTGATTGGATTTTCTGATGCTACTTGAAGTACGTTATCAGCAATAATGCTGGTAGGATTGCCTATATCACTAAAGTAGATGGCGCCCTTATCTACATAAACAATACGATTTAATACTGAGGTAATGTCGATAGGTTTTGGAAATTCAGTCTCTGTTAGGTAAGCATATGCATCAGCGAAGTCACCATCACGGGGTGCAACTCTTCTTATCCTAGAGGATTCAGAATAACCAATAGCCCAATCATTATGGTGTACCCCATCAGTTGATTGTATGCGGGATCCTTCGAATATTGCTGGAATATAAGCTAGAATACCTGTTCTAGAATCACCGAAAAAGAGTGTATCGTTAACTTCTTCGAAGAAGAACTTAGCATCAGAATCAGCAAATAGGTTTGTCTCTACATCGTCTTCAAAATATGTTTCATAACGACCCCTTAACTCTCTCATGTTATTGGTGCTGCCTTTAAACGCAGTACCATTTAGAGCAACATCGTTTGTATTTGGGTGGACTATTTCTTCCCATATCTCATCTGTAGTGATATCATAAATCGATACCATGTAGGCTGTAATATATTGTCCTACTTTTTGTACCCGAGTTAGTATACTACCACCTCCGGTACCTCCTAGGTTGCCAGTAAATGTTTTAATTAAACAGATAGAAACAATCTGCTCATGACCAAAGTTAGTTTTAAGATATCTGGATCCAACATGTCTAATGAATTCCCAATCATCCCAGCCTAAGGTTGTGTCAAATTGAGTACTCTGACCGAATCCCTTACGAACCTTCCAGTTAATATGTCTATCCATATTCTGGATATAGGCGCCTTTGTGAGTTGAATCTGCATTCATCCCATCAACTAGGAGTTCTACATCTTTACCCTTGACAGCCATTATGGTACGTAACTCACATGGTTAGCTGCTTCTTGAGATCTTCCATGACTTAAGTAACTTATGAGTGCTTGTTCTCTCCTTAGCAATTGATTATCAACTATAGGATTAGGAGCACCATCTCTGATAGCATAATTGCCATATGCATATAAAGCTATTAAATCATGAAACTCTGATAAATCATCTACAAAGGCTGCTGCTGCAGCCCATCCCCCATTAATATTCTGTACAGGAACATAATCGAGTCTTACGGTAGCACTTAAACTTTCTTCACCGAAATGTAGAGTTTGTCCCTTTAGAAGGTAAGTCCTTACAGCATTGATCAGATCCTCTTCAGAAGTAGCACCAGTCATCCAATAATCGGGCAATCGATTACTACTAGTCTGAATACCAACTCTAATAAGTTGAGACATCTTACCATGTGGTGTGGTAGGGGTAGCGCCAGAACCCAGTAGAAAGACTGCTGCTTCCTCTACAGGCGCTTGTGTACTTAGATTAATATTACCACTTGAAACATTAAAGGTGAATGTCTGAGTGTAAAAGAAGGGATCATACTCACTAACTTTTCTACGGAATTGATCATATCCAATTTGGCAGTACAACTCTACATTGGCTGCAGTAATAAAAGTTGTATCAGCTTCATCAGTAAAGTCTTTAAACAGTTGCTTAATTTCTCCTGTATTCATATCAACCTCCTCCTCCTACGCCACCACCCATGGCTGCTTCAGCACCTCTGGCTGCAGCCTCCTCGGAAGTTGCCGGCTGCCCAGGACCTCTACCTTGAGTTTGCGCAGGACGATTAAAGAAGGAAAGATCTTTATCCATAGCAGCCTTAGCCTTAGCCTTTTTAGCAGCAGCCTCTGCACCTTGTTGTTTGGCAGCTTGAGCACCACCAGACTTAAGTTGTTGTAGCTGCGCCTTCTGTCCCTTGGCTGGGAATATCTGTCCATAAATCTTGGATACATGCTGTTGCAAATGTGGTGAGAGTTCATAGAAGTCGGGACTTCTAATGTACTCGGCAAAGACTCTCTCAATCAAATCTAGATCATCTGTTGGGAAGAATTCAATTCCTCTTCCTGCGACAGCAGCTTTAAGCATGTCCTGAGCGTGTGACATGGTGGCTAGTTTATCTAGGATAGACTTGTTGTCTGTCTTAAAGTGTAATTCAGCAGCAGCCTCGTCCTTATCAATAATACCCATTTCAACCATGTCTAGAATTCTTTGCTTCCTGTCCATAGTTTCATCTCGGAAGAGTGATCCGGCTTCGATAAAGATCTCAGGAGTATCAACAACTTCGGTCGATGAAATACTCTTGAATACAACTGAACCTTGACCATCCAACATTCTCATCATCTTTGGTTTATCGTAATATTCCTTCATGAAGATTAGAATTGTTTTAGCTATATTCTGTACAGCATATTCAATATTCTGTTGTGTTACTTGAAGTTGCGAAGTATCGTTTTCAGAAAGAGCATTAATAGAAGCAGCAGAGTTGATACCTACAGCCCTCTTTCCAACTGATGTTGAATGTAGTCCAGCAACATCTAGCATTTCATTTTGCAATTGCTGAATATGGTTCATAACATACTGTGGTAATCCAGCACCAGCAATCTGTTGTGGTGCACCTCCTGCAGCATTATAATAAATCTTCTCCCCCGGCTTACCCTTGATTGAATTAGCAGGCACACCTGCTGTCTTAGGGATCAACCACTTAGGGTGACTCATAAGGTCTACATTATCAACAACTTGATTTCTAACTCTGTTATAGAGTGATTGTAGATCTAATAGATTAGAGACAAGACCAACTCCCCATAAACTATAGGGAATATCGGTATAACGAATTAGTTGTACAGGCGTTGCGCCAACGGGGTATTCTCCTTCAAATAGATGTAAGTCCCCGTTGATCAAAGCATATCTACCATCCTTCCAATATACTTCATAAATCTCTGCTCTACCTTCTGGTGCGTCTTCCCAGCTACCACCACCATAAGATACTACTGCATCTGGTAATGCTGATATCTTATCCTTGAATCTAGGAAAGCGCTTCTCTAATTCTTCTTTAACAACAACTTGCCTAACGGCAACCCATTGGCTTTCTTCTGGTCCCTTAACACCATATTCATAAAACAGATCATAAGGAGAAACTACCTTAGTACCAACTGACTCTAGATCAGGATCATAGAATGTTTGTAGTCCAACATTACCAGTACTAACAAGCCACTTAACGGCTTCATTAATAACTTCTTTCATGTTGTTACTGTGCCAATAATATTTAAGTGCTTCTTCTGAGGATCTAGCTTTTAGAATATCCTCTGTTGAAGGAGAGGCAGGAAGAACTGAAATTGAGGGATACTCAACTGCCAGTCTAGAAACGATGTGTCGATAGATGTTAACTAAGAGGTTGACTGTATACTGTGCCTTATGTTGATCCATCCTGGCTGTAACATAAGACTTTAAATTCTTGTCATAGACAATGTGTTGTTTGCCTTGTAAATACATTAAAGCCAAGTCCCATAATCTAGTATAAGTCGACTTATCTGTTTTAGCTTTGGCTAAAGGAGTTTTTAGATTAGGATAGTCCATTATTTTGTACCTCTATAAAGCTCTCGCAATCCTGCATCTGCAGTCATAGACTCAGCCCGTATTTTATGGGCTGCAGCCCTACGCCCCATACCATATGGATCGGACTTACCAAATCTATATTCTTCAATTTCTTCATCAGTTACAGGCGCCTTAGTTAATGCTGCTACCTTAGCCGCAACACCTCCTGCTTCCCCAACAGCCTCAGAGGCTTCAGCGCCTTCTTCCATACCTTCTATATCTGCAGCAGCACCGATTCCACCACCAATTCCCTCTTTAAGATGTTGCATAGATTCACCTTTTTTACCTTGACCTGATGCCACAGCAGCTTTTCCTAAACTACCTACAGCGCCACCAGCAGCGAATCCTGCCTTGGCTCCTGCCGGACCTCCATAAATGCCTCCAACAATTGCACCCGCAATACTTAGACCCATACTAGCACCCTCTGCGACACCCATAGCACTTTCTTCTTCTCTCTTCCTTTGCATTTCTAAAGCAGCCATGCGTCGTTCATGACTAGGGACTCCCTCACCTTTACCAAATTTAAAAGCCATTAGTCATCCTCCATT